GATACGGCCCATTCCGTGCATCTGAACACCCGCAGCTACGCCAAGCACAAGGCCCTTCAGAAGTTCTACGAGGGCGTTATCGACCTCGCGGACACGCTGGCCGAGGCATACCAGGGCCGGCACGGGCTGATCGGGCCGATTGCGCTCATGTCGGCCAAAAAGACCAACAACATCGTCGAGTTTCTTGAGGACAACCTCAAGGACATCGAGGACATGCGCTACAAGGTCATGGACAAGAGCGATACGGCGCTTCAGAACATCGTTGACGAAATTGTCGCGCTGTATCTCTCTACGCTGTATAAGCTCAAGTTCCTTGCTTAAGGACGTCGCACCGATGGAACTGCTGAAGCCTCTGTCCAAAGCCGATTTTCCGGCTCAGACCGCATCCTTTACCGGGACCGCGGCCAACACGACGGGCTGGAATGCGGGGCCGCAGGGCGTCGTCATCTGGTCTGACCAAGCTTGCTACGTTGAGGTGGGCGAGGGCGCTGTAGCTACGACGGCCAGCACGCCCATCCCTGCTCAGACCCCCATTCCTTTTGCGGTCCCGATCACCGTCAGTGGCGTCTGGCGCGTCAGCGCCATTCGGGTGGCCACGGACGGCGTAGTGTACTGCAAGCCGATCAACAAGGCTTAAGCCATGGGGTTTGCCGGCGCGCTTCGGAACGGGCTTGCTATCGGGTTGGGTAGCATCGCCACGTTGTTTTCCGGCTATGGGCCGGACCAAGCGCAAGGCAACCTTGAAACTGAGAACGGGGATAACCTCGTTCAAGAAAATGGCGGTCTAATTTTGCTGGAGTAGCCACATGGCTGACGTCAAGATTTCTGCCCTTCCTGCTGCGTCTACACCCCTTGCAGGGACGGAGGTGCTGCCGATTGTGCAGAGCGGCACGACTGACCAAGTTAGCGTCGCCAATCTGACCGCTGGCCGCACGGTCAATGGCGCGGCATTTACTGCGACTGGTACGGTGTCTGGAGCTACGGTCACCGCGTCTGGCACGGTGTCTGGAGCTACGGTCACCGCGTCTGGCACCGTGTCTGGCGCCACCGTCTCCGGCACCACCGTAAACGCTGGCGCAGGAACCGTTTCCGCGCCGTCTATCTCGCCCACCGGCGACAGCAACACGGGCATCTTCTTTCCGGCGGCCGACACCATCGCTTTCTCAGAGGGCGGTGTTGAGGCGCTGCGCCTCGACAGCACCGGCAACGCGACATTCACCGGCACCGCCGTGATGTCCAGCAGCTTCCTGCGGAACCGGCTGATCAACGGCAACATGTACATTGCCCAGCGGGCCACGTCGGCCACCGTGACGGCTGGTACGGGCGTGCCTACGGCCAGCACAGGCTACCCCTGCGTGGACCGCTTCTTTGTCTACAGCACGGGCGCAAACGTCACGGCAGCACAGGTGTCGGGCGCCGGGGCGAACCGCAACCTGCTTCGCATCACGGGCGCCGCATCTGTTACGGCGGTCGGTATTGGCCAGCGCATTGAGGCGCTTAACAGCTATGATCTTGCTGGCCAGACTTGCACGCTGTCGGTCGATCTTGCCAATTCGCTTCTGACGACGGTGACGTGGACGGCAAGCTACGCCACGACCGCCGACACCTTCGGCACCATTGGCACGCCGACCAAGACGCAGATTGCCACTGGTACGTTCACGATCACCAGCACGCTGACGCGCTACTCCGTCAACATTGCGGTGCCCGCCGCGGCGACGACCGGCGTTGAGATCCTGTTTACTGTGGGCGCGCAGACGAGCGGCACTTGGGACGTCGGAAACGTGCAGTTTGAGCCCGGTTCCATCGCCACGCCGTTTGAACGCAGGCAGTTTGGGCAGGAACTGGCGCTGTGTCAGAGGTATTTTTTCAAGACATACAACACTTCAGTAGCTATTGCTTCAGTGTCGTCAGATGGGCAAGTATTTACCATTGCGAATAATGGCGGAACAGCTTTTGCAACATGCTCGTTCGCGGTTGATATGAGGGCGGCACCTACGGTCGCGTTCTATAATTCATCTACGGGGGCATCGGGGACATGGAGAGACGGCGGAGGAACTGACAGGGCCATGACGGCAAGTGTTCCTGGAACCCGCCAAACTTCGTTCTCTAGCACTACGGTGGCCGCAAACTCCACTGTTGGCGGTCAGCTAACTGCATCGGCGGAACTCTGACCATGTACACCAACGCCCAATACATCGCCTTCAACGGCGTCAACACCAGCATCCGCTGCGACATCAACGGCGTGACTTCGTTCGTGCCGCTTGACCCAGCCAACACCGACTACCAGGACATCATGGATCTGGTAGCGGCGGGTGAACTCACAATCGCCCCTGCGGATGAGCCGAGCAAACCCAAATAAGATTTTCAGCCGGCAGCAAGCTGCCGGCTGACATCCGTACTGGTGCGGTTCACCAGGGATCGTAAGGATCGAAAATGTCTACCGAAGACGTTAACACCCTAGCGGAAGCACCCGCGCCGGAACAGGCAGCCACGGCGGCGCCTGCCCCCGACGTTTCTACGCCGGCCGAAACGCCGAACGAGGCGTCCAAGACCTTCACACAGGAGGAACTGGACGCGATTGTCGGCAAGCGCCTTGCCCGCGAACAGCGGAAATGGGAGCGAGAGCAAGCCCAAAAGCTGGCCGAGCTTGAGGCGAAACGGGCAATGCCCGTCAATCCTCCGGCACCTGACGATTTCGACAACGCTGCCAAGTACGCAGAGGCTTTGGCCGAGCAGAAAGCGCAGGAGTTGCTTCGACAGCGTGAGGCGTCCCAGCAGCAGGCTAAGGTGATCGAAGCCTACCATGAGAAAGAGGAAGCCGCCCGCGGCAAGTACGACGACTTTGAACAGGTCGCGTACAACCCGAGCCTTCCTGTGACTGATGTTATGGCCCAGACCATCCAGGCTTCTGACGTTGGCCCCGATATCATCTACTGGCTTGGGACCAACCCGAAGGAGTCTGCGCGTATCGCCAACCTGTCTCCGTTTATGCAGGCCAAGGAGATCGGCAGGATCGAGGCCAAGCTGGCCGCCGACCCTCCGGTTAAGAAGACGTCAACCGCCCCGGCCCCTATTGCTCCGGTGACGGCTCGCTCGACGTCCACGCCTGGCTACGACACGACGGACCCCCGTTCCGTCAAGAACATGTCTACGTCGGAGTGGATCGAGGCCGAGCGCCTGCGCCAGATCAAGAAGTGGGAAGCCACACGCAACCGCTAAGGAACCTTTGAAATGGCAAACTCGCTTCTTACTATCGACATGATCACCAGGAAGGCCCTGGAGATCCTTGAGAACAACCTCGTCCTCACCCGCAACGTGAACCGCCAGTACGACGACAGCTTTGCCGTCGAAGGCGCGAAGATCGGCTCCACCCTCCGCATCCGTCTGCCGGACCGCGCGCTGGTGACCGATGGTGCGGCCCTCCAGGTGCAGGACGACAACGAGCAGTTCACCACGCTGACGGTCTCCAGCCAGAAGCACATCGGTGTGAACTTCACCTCGGCCGAACTCACCATGCAGCTCGACGACTTCGCCGAGCGCGTGCTGAAGCCTCGTATTTCGCAGCTCGCGTCCAGCATCGACGCGGACGTGGCGAATGCGTACAAGTCGGTCTTCCAGTCGGTCGGCACCCCCGGCACGACCCCGGCCACTTCTCTGGTGCTGCTCCAGGGCCAGCAGAAGCTGAACGAGGCCGCCGCCGTGATGTCGCCGCGCTACGCGACCGTGAACCCGGCCGCCAACGCGGGCCTCGTCGAAGGCATGAAGGGCCTGTTCAACCCGACCGACACCATCAGCCGCCAGTTCAAGAACGGCATGATGGGCATGGGCGTGCTGGGCTACGACGAGATCAACATGTCTCAGTCGATCAAGCAGCACCAGACCGGCTCGCGTACCGGCGCGCACACGGTGACGACCACCGTGTCCACGCAGGGCCAGTCCACGCTGAACATCACCGGCACCGGCTCGCAGACGCTTGCCGCTGGCGACGTGTTCACGATTGCCAGCGTGTTTGCGGTCAACCCGCAGACCCGCGAGTCCACGGGTTCGCTCCAGCAGTTTGTGGTGACGGAGGCCATTGCGGCGTCCGGCGGCGCGTACACCGCGGTCAAGATCTCTCCGGCGCTCTACACCTCGTCCAACGCGCTGGCGACCGTCGATAGCTTCCCGCAGTCGGGTGCGGTGATCACGTTCCTTGGTGCGGCCTCCACGTCGTATCCGCAGAACCTGATCTACCACAAGGACGCCATCTCGTTCGCCACGGCCGACCTGCTGCTGCCGCAGGGCGTGGACATGGCCTCTCGCCAGGTTCACAACGGCATCTCGCTGCGTGTCG